AAAAGAAAAAGAGAAAAGGCGTAAAAGAAAGGGTATGTAATGGCAAGTAATGCAACGTTTGAGGTCGAGATATACGGTAATACCACAAAGTTCGAGAACTCACTTAAAGGCGTTAATACCGCAATGTCAGGGCTTAGAGGAGAAGCTAAAAACTTACGTGAAGCTCTAAAACTTGACCCAACAAATACCGATAAAATGGCGCAATTGCAAAAGAACTTACAAACGCAGTTGAGCTTATCACGTGACAAAGCGACAAAATTAAAACAAGAGCTTGCTACTGTAGATAAAAGCACGCCAGCAGGTCAAAAGAAATGGTTACAGCTTACTAGAGATTTAGGCACAGCAGAAACACAAGCTAACAGGCTAGAGAGCGAAATAAAGCAAGTCGAGAGTGCTATTAGTTCAGGCTCTTGGAACATTGAAGCTAAAATGGATACTAAGGGCGTTAATAGCGGAATTGAGGGCATGAAGTCACGCTTTAACGGTCTTAGAGAAATTGCGGTTGGTGCGTTATGGGAAATTGGTGCAAGTGCTGCCAGTGCTGTCGGTAATGGCTTAAAAGGTTGGGTATCTAGCGCAATGGATACCCAGAAAGCCATGATTTCATTACAAAATACAATGAAGTTCAAAGGCAGTGGGGAAGAGTTTGATTATGTAAGCAAATCTATGCAGAATCTTGCTAAAGAAACAAATGCAAATACCGAAGATACTTTAAAACTTTCAACAACGTTCATTGGTTTGGGCGATACTGCTAAAAAAGCGGTCAGTAAAACAGAAGCATTAGTAAAAGCTAACCAAGCATTTGGTGGTACTGGCGAAAACCTTAAAGGTGTAGTTCAGGCTTACGGTCAAATGTCGGCAGCTGGAAAAGTTACTGCTGAAAATATCAATCAGCTAACAGACAATAATACAGCTCTTGGCTCAGCGCTTAAATCGACTGTTATGGAAATGAACCCAGCTTTGCAACAGTACGGCTCATTTGCTTCCGCTAGTGAAGAAGGTGCAATATCTGTTGAAATGCTGGATGAGGCTATGCAAAAACTTGGCAAAGCAGGTGGTGGGGGAGTAACTACTATTGGCGACGCTTGGGATAGTTTTAACGAAACGTTATCGCTTGCTTTGCTTCCTACGCTTGACGCTTTAACTCCTGTTATTAGTGGTTTAATTGATAAAATGAGCGGTTGGGGCGAAAGTGCTGGTAAAGCTGTAACAAATGTTATTAAGTATTTTCAAGACTTGTTTCAAAAAATGCAAGAAAATGGAACCACTTTAGCCTTTTTAGAGGCTTGGGATAATATAAAAAGCGCATTTGATTCCATAGTTTCTATTATAGGAAAAGTCATAAATTCATTTCTCGGAATAAATACAGAAACAGCAAAAAATTCAACAAATATAGATAACGTAGCAAAGAGCATAGCTGTATTTGCTGGTAAATTTTCAGAAGTCACGAAAAAAATAGCTGATTTTCTGAAAAAAATTAGTGAAAGTGAAACTGCTATGTCAGTCTTAAAAGGAACTTTAGTAGTTCTTGCTAGTGCATTTGCAGCTTTCAAGGTAGCTAAAGGTATATTAGGAGTAATAAACGCTTTTAAAACTATTGGATCAGTTGCGAAATTAGCTATGGCTCCAGTAAAAGCCTTGTTTGGTTTAATTATTGCTAATCCATTTGTTGCCATAGCTGTGGCAATTGCAGCAGTCGTTGCTGGCTTGATTTATTTCTTCACTCAAACTGAAACAGGCAAAAAGATATGGGCTGACTTTGTGGACTTCTTAAAGAGTGCATGGGCTGGTATAGTTTCATTCTTTAGCGGTATTGGTCAATGGTTTGCCGATATATGGAATGGGGCAGTTGACGGAGCAAAAGGAATCTGGCAAGGTTTAGTTGATTGGTTCCACGGAATTGTACAAGGTATCCAAAACATTTGGGACGGGATAAAAACATTCTTTAGCAATTTATGGACAACTGTTATTGGTGGCATTCAATCTGTATGGGGCGGAGTAACTGGCTTCTTTAGCGGTATATTCAACGCTGTAAAAGGAGTTGTATCATCAGTATTCAGCGCTCTTGGTAAATTTGCTTCAAATGCTTGGGAATTTATTAAGTCAATATGGAATACTGTTATAAGTTTCTACGCTGGCATATTTAATGGTGTTAGAGATGTTGTAGCAAATGTCTTCAGCGCTCTTGGTAAATTTGCTTCAAATGCTTGGAATGCAATAAAAAATGTATTTAACGGAGTTGGCGGCTTCTTTAGTGATATATTTGACGGTGCTAAAAATGCAGTTAGCAGAGTATTCGACGCTTTTGGAAATATTGCTTCTAATGCTTACGACTCAATAAAAAATGCATTTAATGGTATTGGCGGCTTCTTTAGTGATATATTTGGAGGAGTAAAAAATACGATAGATAACGTTCTAGGCGGTGTAGAAAATACAATCAACAATATCAAAGGTTCAATTGATTGGGTTGCAAAAAAAGCTGGCGGATTGTTCAAAGGTTCAATGGTAGTAGGCTTAACAGATGTTAATTTATCTTCTAGCGGTTACGGTCTAAGCACTAACAGCGTATCAAGCGACAATAGAACATATAACACATTTAACGTACAAGGTGGTGCTGGTCAAGATGTTTATAACTTAGCACGAGCAATCAGACGAGAATTTGACCTGGGGAGGGCTTAATGGTAAGACAGTATAAAATACATACCAACTTAGACGGAACAGATGATAAAATTTGGGACGTTACAAACGGAAAAGTTAGATTTTACCAGCCCTCTAATTTAGGCTTACAATCAACTAATAATATTTGGCAAAGTAATGGTATTGGAGTAATGGGAACACGCTCAATTACCCAGCCACAAATAGAGTTCAAACTAGAAACGTTTGGCGAAAGTTTGGAAGAAAACTATCAACTAATGAAAGACTTCATAAACGACATTCTTAACCAAAAATTCGTTACACTTGAATATCAAACAGAGATTTTTCAGGTGTATGCTGATTTAGCTTTAGCAGATATCACAAAGACAGAGGGTTATGGTAAAAACGGAACTTTTAGCGAAAAGATAACTTTTGATATAATTACAAAGTGGTACACTTACGAAAACTTAACTTTTGAAAAAATTCAAAATGGTCAAGTTCTTTCTGGTAAGTCTAAAATTTATGGTGGAACAGCACCAGGAAACTATAAGTATGTCAAAGGAACTTCTTACACTTATTATGGGGAAAGTGACATAGACCGTTTAAGCCGTTGGGATATAAAAGATGAAATATTTAGTTTTATGGGAATATTATATCCGCAACTTCCTAAAACACCTGCTGGAGTTAGATTTTTAGACGATATTGGAAACGAATATACTGCAATTGTATTTAAGACGGAACAGGTACAGAATTATATTTTAATCAATACAGATGTAAATGATGAAATTTATCAAGGCTGGAACGGAACGACTTCATTAAATTTGTTCCCTGTAATGGACTTCGAGAGATACAGAACTCGTATAATTAAAAAAGGCCAAATGGAGCTAATCAACTTAAGTAAGGCAGAACTTAAAATCAAGAGAAAGGCGGACTTCGTTTGATGTTAGAAGCTAATGTTTATGGTAACTTTAACCCTAATTATTATAATATATCTGATTTTAATCTTCCTAATGGTAAAAAAGAAAAAAGAGGGCTACCAATACCAAAGGCAAGATGTCAAGTTATTGACTATGAATTGTGGGAAACAGGCTATCTTTACACTTCATCAGCTACGTTGACCGTTTCGGTAGAAGTTGGGGATATTGTTCAAATTCTTTTTCCTGAAGTTGTTCCAATCGAGGAAGCTCTAGGTAAAAAGAAAAACTTAAATTTAGATATGGTTTACCTTGTGACAGATGTAGATGAAAGTAACAAAGCCACATTAAAGAACTATTTTTGGGCAATGATTGAAAGCCTTGATGTTCCAAACGCAATAACTAAAACGACAAACGCTGCTATCATTGATTATCTAATTGACCCTAATAAGAATGATTTAATGAGTTATGGCTACTTTTTCAATTCAAGTATTTTCGCTGGAAAGGCTACAATCAACAGAAAAGCAGAAACTTCATCAGCTCATGACGTAGCTAAAAGGATATTTTCCAAGGTTCAATTCCAACCAACCACAACTATTCAACATGCTTCATCTGAAACAGACCCCAGGAACTTGTTATTTATTAACTTTGCTTCTAGGAACTGGAATAGAAATAGAATCACGACAAGAGTAGATGTTAAGCAAAGCGTGACAATGGACACTGAAACAATAGTAGAACGTTCAGCTTATAATTTTGCTGTCGTGTTCGTTAAAAGCTCAAATACAGACGACTATAAAGACCCTCCTAAAATGTATACAGCCAAAAATAACGGAGATATTATTGATTATAGCACTTATCACGGAGACGGGACAGACTTGCCAGAAGTGAGGACAGCTAAAACATTATTTTATGATAGAGATGACTACGGAAACCCGCCAGACATATCTACTATTAAGGCTGAAATTTCACCCTCTACAATCGTCACGAGATTAATTTTTAACCAAAACGAGCTCTTACCTTTGTATGTTAATGACTTGGTTGATGTTTGGTACGAAGGAAAACTATATTCGGGGTATATAGCAGACAGGGTTAAAACAGAGTTCAGTGATAGACTTATTTTTGTAGAAAGTGGAGATAAACCAAATGTTATATGAATATGTAGCTACTTATGGTGACAAATATAGAATAGATAGCTTTAAAGGGCATAGAGAGCTTCGTAAAGACCACTTAGAACTATTGCAAGGTAAAGTATACTATAACGGCAAAAACACGCTTAGAATCGAAACTACGCTTTTGTACGAAGTCGGCCAATTTGTATCAATTGGTGGTTATCCTTATGGCGGTAGAAAATTTAGATTATTAGAATTATCAATTACTGATAACCCAGTTTTAGATAAAGCGAAGATAATTTCAAGAAAGGTTAAAAATGACAATTAAAAATTTCACGTTTTTTAGTCAAAATGGTACAGAGTTCCCGGTCGGTTCTAATAATGACGGAAAACTATACATGATGTTGACAGGAATGGACTACGGAACGATTAGACGCAAAGACTGGACAAGTCCGTTAAATACAGCCCTAAACGTACAATACACTAACACTTCAATTATTGCTGGTGGTCGATATTTTGAACTATTAAACGAAACAGTAGCTTTAAAAGGAGATTCAGTTAATTACATTCATGCAAATATTGACTTAACTCAAACCGCTAATCCTGTTAGTTTATCAGCCGAAACCGCAAATAATAGCAACCGTGTTGATATAAACAACGGCCCTGGCGTTTTGAAAGTTTGTTTTGATGTTGTTGTAACTTCAGGAACTGGTGTAACAAGTACTAAACCAATTGCTCAGACCAGTAATTTGGATAGTATTTCTGCAAATAATATATCACTTAAAGGTCCAATCTATGTTCCAGCTCAAACATCGACAGTTCAAACCGCTCCTGGTTTGCAATTGCAACTTACTAAAAAGAACGATGATTTAGTAATTGTTAGATTCCTTGGTAGTGTGGCGAATATAAAAAAAGGACAAACGATGTCTAGAACGTGGGTAGATGAACCGTTTCGCCCATCTGTTGCTCAAAGTCTTATTGGTCATCTTGTTGGAAGAGATAGCATTTTCCATATTGACCTAAACCCAGATGGTAGTATTACTTGGTGGGGGGAAGATATTGGTCGTGACCCTTTGTCGTCACGTGGTAACGCAAGCTACTTTATTAAATAACAAAATAGAAAGCAAAACAAAATGGTAACTAGAATGATTTTAATAACTATCTTAATTTTGGCGATTCTTTTCGCTACGTGGGTCAAAGATAGAGAAGCGATGAACCCACCTTTCAAACGTAGACTTGTGATTGATTTGACGGTAGTCTTCGCGCTATGGATTTTATATGCAGTCTTTTACTTTACACAAACACCCTCAACTTCTGATATCGCTAAAACAGTGATTAACGTAGGCTTGTTGTACTTCGTAGGACAATTTATTTACTTAATCGCAAAAATTAGCCCTATGTTTGACGGTTTGGTTAAACTTATGAAAAAGAGTGGTGTAAGTGTTCCAGAAGTTGAAGAAGAACAAACGGAGGATAAAAAAGAATGAATATAACTAATGCTGGTGTACGTGGGCATGATCCTACTGGGGTTGTAATTCACAATGACGCTGGTTCAAATGGTGCTAACGTTAGCTTCTACAACAACTGGTTACCTAATCATAACCCTGAAAATGGTTTTGCTCATGTTTATATTGCTTCTGACGGACGATTGCAGGCTTCTGACTTCTCTAACATGGCATGGCATTGTGCCAACTCATACGGTAATGCAAATTATGCCAGTTGGGAAGTATGCCAATCAGAGGGCGATTTAAACCAGTTTTTGAGAAATGAGCAAGCGGTACTAGATGACGTTGCTAAGTACATGAAACAATGGGGACTAACTCCTAATCATGATACTGTGAAGCTACATCAAGAGTTGTCATCTACTTCATGCCCTAGACGTTCCGTAGAGGCACATGGTGGCACGGTAGAAAGCTGTCGCTCATACTTTATCGCAGAACTAAATAAGCGTCTTACAGGGCAAACTGTAAGCAATAACAATAACACAACAGAAAGCGGAGAAATTGAAATGTTTTTAATTAATTGTAAAGACACTAAAAATTGGTATGTATGCAATGGAGTATCAGCACGACATATTAAAACAACTCGTATGCTTGGCGGTTTCCAAGGTAAATTTGGAGCGATCAAGTTACCAGAAACAGTTATGTATCAAGCAGAATTTGAAGCAGAATACGGAAAAGTAAACTAATAAAAAAGGCCACCTTAATTGGTGGCTTTCTTTTGTAATTGAAGATATCCTACTTTCTATTTTTTAATTTACTATTTTACCATGTCGCCCATGCTGTACCACCTGAGCCTTGATATATACTTACTGCTTAGCTTGCTTTATATGCTCATATTTTGCTTTCTCTTGCGTTTTAAACTCTTGTTGATATAATTGTGCCACAATATCATTAAAGTTGTTATTTGCCCTTTTATGAGCTTGTTGTATTAGTGCGATACTTCTAGTTGTGTCGTCTGTTAAAATAAAGACAATTACTCTCCTTTTATATGATTCAGTTGCTTACCTGATTAATAGCTTCAATAATATTATTTCCGGCATTTATTAGAATTTCATCACTTACAGTTACATTCTTTCTTGAAAATAGTTCAGTTTCAATCTTCATAAAGTGCATTGCTTTAGCTAAAAATTGAGCCGACGATTCATAATATAACGTTTCTAGTTCATCATCTGAAAGCTGTGTTAAGTCGTCATTAGCAAAAGTTGTAAGTTTTCGCTTAATCTCTTTACCTTCATCATTTTCTTCTATGTAAAAACGTTTCATCTATTCATTCCTCTAATTTCAAATTTTTCAATAATATACCGTTTAGAACCAAGTTCAAAGCTGACTAGATAAATATTGAAATGGTCTTTATTATTCAAGTCATTGGCAATCCTTCGTGCTGTTAATCGTGGATATTTTGAGCTATTAATTTCCCGTGTGTATTCGTGTAATATCATTTCATTGCCTCCCTTTGCATTCTACGCTTCAAACGTTGCTTATATAGATATTCTTTACTTGGCTTTAAACTAGCCAATATCTCATCTAGTAAGTCAAACGCTTCTCCGTTATCTCCTACGCTATCCATTTTTTTAAGTGTAAGCTCGTGCATTTCATCATCATTGAAAAACATAGTAAGATAAGGGAATGCTACGGTATGCGGTAAACTCAAGCGTGATTTAGTTACATGTAACTTAGGCCGTGTACCTGTTTCATCTTTAATTTTTAACTCAAGTTGGTTGATTCCGATTCCTCGTTCTTTCAGTACGCTAGTAATTCTTTCATATAATTCTTTGTTTGTCATTATGCTATAACCTCAATTATTTCTGTATGCTTTTTAACTTCATATCTTTGTTCTTCTGGAAGCAATTCATTCCATTTTAAAGCCTCTTTTTTGTCATAAAACTTACGTGTTTTGATTTCTTTTTCCAATATCCAAGATACTGTGTAGTATGTGAATTCGTCTTTCATTATCCAATTACTCCTGTCTTAATATTTAGTCTTTGCTGGCTTGATAAGTGATATAAATTACACCACTTACAGTGATAAGTTCTAACCGGTATTTTATCATTTTTGTTTTTCTTGCTCTTTTTAGCATGTTGGGCACTTACTATTGAATATAAAGCGCCCATTTTTGTGTATTTGCGTTTCTTACACATAATAGCTTTTTGAGTTGCCATTGTTTAATCTCCTTTCTATAAAACAATAGTATCAAAAAAAGTTCACACTGTCAAGCATAAACTTTATTTTCAATTATTCTTCGTCTTTCCATTGTTTGAAATCATCAGCTATATCTTGTATAAAGCCCATAATGTCGTCAGTAGTGTACTCTGTAAGCTCATTCTCATTACTTAAGTTAGCAAGTTCTTTGGCATAGTCTAAAGCCTTATTATAGTCTTTGTCGTAGCTCTCACCCTCTTTCTTGCCAGCTCTTACTAGATACTTCAATACCTGCGTTGTATACCACCCTACAAGCTCTTCGTATTTAAAATTATGTTTCAAGTATTCGTTAAGTTCTACTCCGTATTCGTTGGTATAGTGCTTATTTGTACTGTAATTCATTTAGATGTTACCTCCAATCCATGCAATAAGCAACGTTGCGAGCATGCCTATCCAAGTGATAGCGATAAGTGTAAAGCCTATACCTGCAACTATCATTAAAGTTTTTACTGTATCTTTCATTTTGTTCACCTCTTTCATAATTACATTCTATCAAATTGCTTTTACTTTGTCAAATATTAACTGTTTTTAACCATAAATAATTTCTCACATTTATCATTTCTTGTTCCACCTTGGATAGTTCTATGTGCTTTATCAAAAGAATATACAACTTCAAAGCGTTCATCTGAAATTGAATAACTTGAAATTATCGCGATATTGGTTTTAGCTATTTCAAATGCCCAGTCGTAAAACTCTTGACTATCAAATGAATTTATATAACCATCTTGGTTGGTTCCTTCATAAGGTGGGTCAAGATATAATATAGCTCCAGAGACATCGCTAAAATCATGATAACTTTTATTCGTTGCTTTTATTTTATTTACTTTTTGAAGTCTGTAAAAATGTTGAAGCCGTGGAAGTTGTTCAAGTTGTTTATGTATTTCTGGCTTAGTGTTAAACCAATTCCAGTCCAGTCCAGAAGTAACTTTCTTATATGTTTCTGTCTGTTTATAACCGCTAAAAACGTCATGCTTTTCAATGATTTCTTTAGCAAGATTATATTTCAAATCTGAAATTTCTTTAGAATATAAATAATTTCTCTTTTTATTACCAAAAGAGTTGACTAGCAACTTCAAAAAATCATCTGTTGTCTTGTTTTCTTTTGCTTTAATCTCGAAGAACTCCTCACGTGAGATAATAAGGGTTTTAATCCACTCACGGTCTTGTGATATAACTCGTTCAAAAGCGTTGGTTATATTCTTGTCTAAGTCATTATAATGGACTTCTAAACCATTTAAAATACATTCGGCTGTAATTGCTCCACCTCCTCCGAAGATGTCGTATATCGGTTTAGTTGTGCCAAAGTTCTGTTTGATGATTTCAACTATTTTCTTGCTTATCTTTTTCTTGCTTCCTTGGTATGGTAGCCCAATAGGTCTACCTTTTCTAATTTTCTTCTCGTCTAACTTAAGCATTAAAATTCCTTGTCTTTCTAGTTTGATATAATTTATTCCAGTTTTCTATAAGTTCCAGCAACTTAGGTTCATCATATTCGGTAAACAGTTCAACCTGTGATGTATACCAGCAGTGTAAACAGCGATCGCAACTATAACAGACGTTTGTATATCCTCTGCAAGCTTTGCAAACTCCTAGGCCATCACTCGTTGGTACATCGAAGCAATGGCAATATCTTTTATCATTAAAGTATTTACTCATCTATTTACTTCCTTTCGTTTTAATCAGGTCAACTAATGCAAAAAAAGCATATAGTCCAATTCCGACTAATGCTATTATAATAACTTTACCAATTATTGATTCTATATTCATTCGTATCTGTCCTCTGTAAGTCTATCCATGTTACCACCGGCGATTAGTCTATCAAGTTCGCATTGATTAGTCCAAAATTCTAAGTGTCCTAGTTCAAAATCTGCATTAACTGAGATAAAACCATTCTCTAAGGTTTCCATTGAGTTGATTTTAATTAATTTGTTTTCCATTGTTGTTTCTCTCTTTCTTAACTTTATATATTGATTATAAACTATTTTCTTTTAATTGTCAAGCAATAAGCGCCATAAACTACTAATAAAATAATTGTTATTATAAATAATGGCGGAATAAATACAGTTACTGCAAACCAAACAATAGAAACTAAAGTATAGATCATGATTTTTAGTATTAGTTTACCAGCATGAGTTTCTTGAAACCTAAGTTCTGTATAAGTTGTTTCTTGTTCTTTTTGCTCCTCAAAAATAGTTTCCGTTTCATACTGGTTACCGCAATAATCACATTTACCATTAATAAAACTTGAAGCCCCACAGGTTACGCATTGTTTTAATTCCATTGTTGTAACTCCTTTTCTTAACTCGATGTATTAAGTATAACAAAAAAACTCTAAGCTGTAAAGCCTAAAGTCTTATATGATGTTATTGTTCTTTCAATTTATTTTGAATCAAATAATCAGTTCCATTGTTTAGCTTCCATTTCTTCATTACATTCTTCTGAACAAACCATAGGCTCGTCTAAGTCTTCCAAGCAGTCATATTCTTCTGGAAATACTTCTATTTGTTTTCCACAACATACACATTTATTATAAAATTTCATCATTTCTCCTCTTTCCTTAACTCGATGTACTAAGTATAACAAAAAAACTCTAAGCTGTAAAGCAAAAAGTTTTTATTTTTAATATTAATCTTTTACCGTAAAATATTTTTCGCAATCAAAGCATTCAAATGATACATAATTATTATTATAATCGCGACCAATCACGTTTTTGCTATTGCAATGAATGCACTCTACAATATTATCCATTTAAGCCTCTTTCAATTTATTTTTGAACCAGATGATTCGTTCTTTGAACCAAGCGTCAACTCCTTCAGGACGTAGCCATTTAGCTTGTTTTACTCCGTTCTTTTCCATGAACTCAATCACTTTAGTTGGAGTTTCTAGGTCGTCCCACATAGTATATTGTTTTGCTGAATTATATTTACTAAACATTTCAAGTGTTTCGATGTAGCTATCTTTCAGAAGTTCCGTATCAAGCAATTTTTGGGCTTTCTCAGCACGTTTAGCAAGTCGTTCGTTAGCTTGTTCCAGTTGCTCCTTTTGTCGCTGTAAGCTCAAATTATGGTTAATGTAAGCAATCTGCTGTGCATGTCGTCCAAGTTTACCTTGTGTATTAAGTTCAATCAGTTTAGCCATTCCCTCGCCAAGAATTTCATCAGGAACAAAGTTATACTTGTATTTTTTATTTGTGTTGCGTACGTAGTTATCAAGTGTTTGCTTGATTTTAAGTTTTTTGTGTAGTTCTCTTAGTGTTGTCAATTAATTTCCCCTTTATTATTTAATTATATTCTTTCATTAAATTTTCAGTTTTAGCTTTTAATTTTTCAATTTCTTTATTAATTTCATTTAATTCACTTTCATAACTAACTAACTCATAAGTGAAACCAGTTTGGTCGTCCCAATCTCCACCGTCACTATAAATATATTCACTTTGTGTTTTTGTGTCGTTGAAATCGAACTTTCCGACTAATTCTTCGGTATTGTACGCTTCATCAAGATAACAATCTAGTTCTTTTTGGCTGCTGAACATTTTCTCATCACTTAAAATTTCATTATCTTGTTTCCCATAACTTGTATAAATCTTTAGTTTTCTTTTCAATTTAACACTCCCTCATATATTTTACCAAACTTCAAAGCGTTTATTTTAACTAGCTGTTTCAAATCTGATATGAATTGCTGTTCTCCGTCAAAGTCAAATGGCATTGATACGTTTTCCTTGATCCAAGTGAAAGCTCCGTCAAAGTCTTGTCTTAGTAAGCTCATCTTATCCACGATGTCAATGATTTGCTCTCTCTCTTCTGCTGTGTACATAAAACCAACTTTCTAGAAAGGAAGTTCTGATTCATCAACTTCAATCGGTTTAGAACCACCAAATAAGTCTTGTTTAGCTTGTGCTTGCTTTCCATTATCATTAGAGATAAATACTTTTTCAATAGTGGGGAAAACAAAGTTGTAATTTACGTATTCGCCTGATTCCTTAGCTTGTACACGACCGCTGATCGTTACTGTGTCTCCTAATTGAATGAAGTCAGGCAAGAAAGCCGAACCGTATGCGACTTTTACGTTAGATCCCTTTTCTTTTTCAAACAATGGAACAGAAATAATTTTCTTGTCGCCTTTTGCTGTGCTTACTGTACGTGTATTTTTTTCGTTCGCTTGTGCTGTTACTGTGATGATTGCCATTTTTTATTTTCCCTCTGTTGCTTTCCAAATTGTCATGATATCAAAGATTTCTTTTTTTGTCTTTGTTTTAAGTAGTTCCATATTAGGATATCCTAGTTCTTCGGCTCTATTTAGCGCTGGTTGAATCTCTCTAAGTCGTTGCTTTTCTGCTTCAAGTTCTTTCTGCTCTTCTGTCAAGTCGGGCAAATCTTCATTTGCATAAATGTATAGCCCTAATCCATGACGAGCGATTGCCTTAACTAGTCCACGCTGAATGGCTTTATTTACGTCCATTGAAGTAATTTTTTCAAGTGGGATAGATTGGTTACGATAGTCCATAACAGGCAAATACTCAATATGTTCTAGACCCTCAATAGTCATCCCAACTTTAACCCATGCTGTGCGACCGTCTGTGTGATAGTTTAACCCTTGTTCATTTTCATAAACTTTACTGTTAGCTTCAGGATATACTTTTTTAACTTCAGACCATGCAAATGCCCAACTCAAATAATCAAGATTGTTCTTTTTACTCTTTTTATCATTAACGTTGATGACACTTAAAGTTTCAAATACGCTCATTCTTTCCTCCACTTAAATCCGCCAGCACTTTTTCTTTTTCCGTTGCAACATGCACTTATACTAGTTGCCTCAATCCCTGTTTCTCGTTCTGCTTGTCTCATTGATTTAAATACATTTAATATATTATCATTTAAGTCTAATTGAATAACTTTTTGGGAGAGTTTTTCAGCAACCCTTTTTGTTCTAGTGCCATGTATGGCGTTTTCTCTTTCAGTGCACCATTCAAGATTACTTAAATCATTGTTTAACTTATTTTCATCAATGTGGTTAACTTGAGGCTTTTTTCCAGGGTTGTCTATAAAAGCAGTTGCTATAATTCTGTGCAGGAGCAGATTTTTCCTTTTATTATGTTTATATAAGCAATGCCTTAAATATCCATCTTTAGTAATCCAAGGTTTAAGCACTATACCGCTTTTTATATTTCTAACTTTACCTAGATTAGACACTTCATATTTCTCAAAACCATCAATTTTAACAAAAGTTTCAACTTCGCTCATTCGACAATTTCTTCTTTCCAACCTTGGTTTTTAAGTTCTTCAGTAACTTTTTTCACAACTTCTTCAAGCTGTTTTTCATCAAACTTAATATTAATTGTTTCCATTTTCTGCTCTATCCACGATAAATACGTTCCCTTGCCTTGTAATTTCTATATTATGCTTAAGCATTGGTAGGATCCAACCGTCATCCCAGTAGCTCCATAATTCGCTTATCAAGCCATATAGGCACTTATCAGGTTCTGCTCTGTACTTTGTTTCGTTCATCTCTTCGAGCTCTTTAGACAACTTCCTGACGTTTCTGGCATAATGTTTACTTGCTTTTTCTCTTGCTCTTAAACTTTTGAAGTTGCTTGCCATATATGAACTTTCTAATATCTTCTTTCTGCTGTTTTTCCTCTTTATCAGACCAGCCAACCTTTTGACCTTTTCGCTTGCCACTTTGGTAAACTCGCCTGTTATCTTCTGGAAAGCCATTTTTCTCGAAGTATATTCGAGCATATTCAAAGTAATTTAAGCTGTTGATGTACTGTTGACTATCTTTTTTGTGATAATTGAGAGTAATTAACCGCCTTTCAGCTAGTTCTTCAAAAGATGTTATCATATTACTCTCTAATGAAACCTAAAGTTAGCAAGGCTTTATATTCTTCACTATCTTTTTTAACTTCAAGTGCAAATTTTTTATTTCCATTTAATTCATTTTCTTTACCTGCATAATATAATGCAGTACCTCCGCTACTATCAGAAAAGTTATAAAACTTAAATTTAGGTTCAAAAATCACTTCATAACCGTTAATAACAGCTTCAACCATTTTCAATTTATCAGATTTTTCAAAAGCTCTACTTTCACAATCATCTCCGTCTGTTAAATTATATCCCCAACCAAAACGAGTGATGTGATAAAGTGCTTTTCTTTTGTTATGTTCATCTTCAAGACTACCAAAAGTTCCAAGAAATTCAGCTTGTGTTTGCGTTAATTTAACTACCATTTAGTTCTCCTTTATTTCTATATATACTATTATACCAAAATTATTTATCGTTGTCAAGTATTAGATGATATTTTTTCATTTATTTCTACTTTTAATTGCAAAGCCCTAATCAATGCACGCTTAGAGTAATCATTTTCGCAAGCTGTATGCAATTTCTTTGACTGTCTGACTAGAAATTCAGCACGTCCAAGCCATACTTTGAAAAGCTCGTCATTATGCCATTCCGCTTTTACCATTTCTTCTAATGCACGATATAGCCAGCCGTAAACTTCAGCGTGTAAGTTAATTGCCTTGTTTTCGTAATTAATCATTTTCTATTACCTTTCCTTGCTCTTTAGCTAAGTCTAAGAAAGCCTGTGCCGATTCTTTCGTCGTTTCGATTGGAGTTTCAGCCTTTACTTTTTCAACTAGTTCGCTATCTGGTTCTTTTTTTGATTTATTGACGCAAGTAAATACTGAATCAACATAAGAAAAGTTTAAATCATCATCAAACTGGTAACCACGCGCTTTGACTGACAACTTAGAGAAGTCGTTATGCTTGCCACGTTTAGGGCTTAGCATTAACATAAACTCTGCCCAAGCTGTAAGAGTAGAACCACCTAAGGCGTCACTAGGCTTTACCATATAGGCTTTATCGTCCATTGAGTTTGCATAAGCTGATTTGTTTGCATGAGCCACTAACAAGAAAGTAACATCTTGGAAAAGTAACTTTAAGCGTGTAATTCTCCGAAGCATTGGCTCGAAGTCTTTACTATAAATAATATCGCCATCTCTTAGCATTGTCATTAGGTTATCCAAGATCACGAACTTTATATCATTTTCTTTGATGTATTCATATAATAAGTTCATGTGATTCGAATCATCAAGCATAAACTCGCCACCTGTTAAGAAATGCAAGTCTTCTGGTGCATTATCTTTATTTCTAAGCCTTTTGTTTAACTCTCTGTCTGTGTCCTCGTTGTCTATGTATAGCGTCTTACTACGCTTTGTATCATAACCAAAAAAAGGCAACCCTTGCGACACCATTAAAGCCATGTGCATTGCTAGAGAGCTTTTAAACGACTTAAACGGTGCTACAAGTATTCCAGCTTGTGAACTAGGCATTAACGTATCAATAAGCCAGTCATCTTTTAAATTTATTAAGTCTTCACGCTCTTTTAAGTGCTTGGCTGTCTGTACTTTATCAAATATGTTAGTCATTTATTTCTCCTTTAGTATATAATAGCAAAAAAGACTTGAAAAGTCAAGCCTTTTTATTATATTTTTCTTTCAGAGTCATATAATCACTAACTCTTTTCCCGTGTTCTTCTTTATAAAATCTATGCCATGATTTTTCCTCTTTATATAGAGTTTCATAAAAGTTTTTGCTTTTCTCTTCTCTTAATGCTAGATCTTTCCAATAATCAACATCTCTCGTTAATTTTGCATATTCTTCATTACTAATAATTTTAACCATTTGATTCTCCTTTAGTCTTTCATTCCAGTAAGTCCTAAAACAATTGAACCAAAAACAAAAAAATAAGCAAAAACCACCCAGTCTGGCAACCCCATAAAACCTATTAAAGTTGGAACCCCGATAACGAAAAAACAAAATATTAAAATAACCAACATTCCGGCAAACCAACTAAATAAAAATTTTTTCATCTATTCTCCTTTTCTTATACCATAGTATCAAATTATTTTACATTTGTCAAATATTAAATTCTATTCCGTGCTACTTTTTTAGATAGCCCTTAGCCCTTATCGTGTCGTATGATCCCAGCAAGTTAAAAGAAAAGGCTACTTAATTTCAAAACTTTTCTATAAATAACTCTGTCAGACTTCTACGCGTCACGGAGTGTTTCTGTTCACCGACACTCATGGAACTCATAATCTTTTATTTCATGCTACGCTCTAGGCTATTTGTAAAGTAATCACATATTTCAATTGAGTCAAGGTTTTAAGCAACTATCCTGACCCTCAAGCGTAAGATTATGAATGACTTTCGATATGTTCAACTTTATTCAATGTTGAATTCTCTATTTACATTAGTTACAAGTCATTTAGCAACTAATTATTCAATTACATAGATAATAATAACAAAACTTTTTAATCTTGTCAACTATTAGATACTTATATTTTAACATATCATGTTTTTCATAAAAAAAAGTATGACATTATAAAAATATCAAATTATTCTAATCCCTCTAAATCTCCTAGCTTTTTATCCAGTTCATATTGGATCACTGCTATTTGTTTGATTGCTGATTCTAATACTTCTACTTTTTTAATCAAAAATTCTTTATCTTCCATTAGTTTGTATCTCCTTTTTTTCTACACTTCTATTATAGCATGCCCTTTTTTAAATTTCACAAGGTTCACAAAGTTTTTTAGACTTGCTTTGTTGATAACCACGCTATTTACAAGCATTTTATACATTGTTTTACTGAAATAATAAAAGTATGTTACAAATTACAAATCGCTATGCAATGGGCTTTACTCTTGTTTTCTTAAAATATTTAGTTAAACCTTTCACAATTCCAGTACAAGATAAAAAGATTATCAAACACTCCGGAATTCCTTTAGAAATCTTACAAACAATAAGCTAATTGTGCTTACTGATACCATACTTTACAAACAGGACACTCAATGTACTTACATTCTGCCACTTCTAGTCAAATTGCGGTTAAGCGTAAAACAAAAGCCCTAAGGGGCTAATTTATTTTTTCTATTTTTATTCCTTTTAATTTACTATTATTTCTTAAGTGATGAGATATATTTGATTGTGTTGTTCCAAAGTGTTCCGCTATTTCTTTTTGACTTTTGAAAAACATATTATCCCATTTATATTTGTTTTTTTTATTCCTTGTATGTTTTGTTCTTTCGTATAAACTTCCACCAAGTCTTTTATCTCTTCTCCTATTGTTTTCTTTGTGAGTAACTATTTCTAAATTATTGACATTATTATTTTCCTTGTTTCCATCTAAGTGGTATACATCAAAACCGTCTATTTCTCCTAGAAAAACTCTTGCTACAATTCTATGTAAATATTCATTTTTATAATGTATGGTCACTCTTACATATCCATTGTTTTGTTTTGATACAGTTGGCTTTTTATCTATAACACATCCATTTTTAGTGATTCTTTTTATTTTTCCGTCACTAGATACTAAATAACAGCCTTTATATATTTTTTGTTCAACTTTCATTTATTCTCCTTCACTTTATAGTATATCACTTTATAATTGTTTTGTCAATAGATAGATATTATTACAATAACACAATAAAAAAAGTGAAAAAAGGCATTTGATATAATATATATATCAAGTTGAGAGAGGAAAGCAAATGACAGAAGAACAGCTATTATTTAAGCAAGAAACATTGTCAGAAGTTGAGTTTAACGAGTTCTTACTTAATGCTGTTGAATGTGGTTTGATTAATCTTGATACAGCTTTAATTTTTAAGGGAGAATAAAAAGAAATGAATAAAGAACATGTTTTAGCACAAAAAGAAGTATTAACTCCGATTGAATATGAACACTATGTTAAACACTTATTTGATATCGGAGAACTTACTAAAGAACTTTATATTGAATTGAGTTCTGATTTATGAGCAAAGCCTTAGCAATTGACTTCAGTACATCTAATACTGGTTATGCTTTTCGTAACCCTTTAACAAATGAATTTGTAGTTGGTTCAATCACAGGTGGTAAAAGTAAAGACCCTTTGGAACGTGCAAAACTAATTGCTGACGGGATAACAGAAGTCATTGAGCATTACAACTTGTTTGACTACTTTATTTATATTGAAGAACCGATCATCACGTTCAAGTCTAAGGGAAACATCTCATTGATTAGAGCTAACGGTTCATTCTTAGGAGTCATGCGTAACCGTCATAACATTGGCTATGTTGATATACCTAATTCCAAATGGTGCGGTTATCATCTTATTAAAGGTAAAAGCGCAATGCGAAAAGTACAAAGCATTGAGATACTCAAGAGCTATAACATAGTACCTGATAATGATATCAATGATGATCAAGCTGACGCCTTTTGTATCTTACTCTATGTAGAAAGTCAGGAGAACAAATGATTGTAATTAACATTGCCTTGATTATTCTTGGCATTTTATATGGTGTAGGTTCTGTTACCAACTTTAAAGAATGGTATTATCGCCATGACTATCTAGCTATTATACTAAGTATATTTACATCTATCTTGTTAGTAGTAGCTGGAGTATTAAACACGTTAAATTAAATAGGGTAGATAGTGACACCGAAATAAAAAACTATCCGTTACTCTTGACGATATAAGAAGGTGTACTGATTGATGGTACTTAAATGTTATAGAGTTAACAGCCAAAGCAGAGGGGTGCAAGGTAACCAACAGCCCTTTGCATATTGCGAGCATAGTATAGTGGTAATGCTACAGGTTCCAAACCTGTAAACGTGGGTTCGATTCCTGCTGTTCGTGTTCTCCTTTATTTTATTATATGTTATAAGTTATAGTTCTTATGGCATATGGTAACAGGATATGGTGTTAATGGTAGCATGCGTGTTTTGGGAACATGTTGTGTTGGTTCGAGTCCAGCTATCCTGATGAGTGGTGTATAGTCCGTGCAACTATACAAACATAACTGTTTGGGCTGGTGCATGGTTATCATGGTTATGTTAGTTACCTAAAGACCTAAGGTATTAAATAGTCACAGGCTTAATTAAGTGACAGCTGTTAGAGTAATATGGTGTACTGACGTGGTGTGGGGTTCGATTCCCTACTGCTCTATATAAAGGGAGAAGTAAATGATTATATTATTATTTATTATTATGTTATTTATCAGTCCAAGCATAGCATTGTTGCTGTTGCTGTTGGTTATTAACCCAGTGTTCGCATTGCTATGGCTATTGATATGGCTTGCTATTAAACTATGAGCTAAGCAATAAAGTAATTGGTAAAAGAAAATAAAAATATTTTTCCATAGGTACCCGCCCCCAAAGTTGGTATGTTAAGGAAG